CCAGAGAAGCATCGCCATCGGCGGTCATGCGGCCGTTGGTGTTCTCCACGGTGTAGCCCTTGGCAGCCAGGATGTTGTTCAGGGCGTTGTGGGAGTCGGTGCCCACGGTGAAGTAGTAGTCGCCAGCGTCCACGATGTAGGTCTTGGCCTTGTTGGCATCGTAGGTGCGCAGCTCGCTCTTGTTGACGGTGATGTTCACGGTCTCAGAAGCGCCGGGAGCCAGGACATCGGTCTTTGCGAAGCCAGCCAGCTCGACTGCAGCCTTTTCAATGCCGTTGGCCTTGTCGTAATCGGTGTAGGGAGACTGGAAGTAGACCTGCACGGTCTCCTTGCCGGAATAGGTCTTGCCGGAGTTGGTCACGGTCAGGCTGATGTCAAAGGCATCGTCAGACTCGGTGACATTGAAGTTGCTGTAGGTGAAATCGGTGTAGCTGTCGCCGTAGCCGAACGGATAAGCAACCGTCTTGGCCCAGTCATAGTCGCCCGCGTTCGCAGTGCCCATGACCACGTCCTCGTAACGGGTCTCAAAGTAACGGTAGCCCAGGTAGATGCCCTCCTGGTAGACGCTGTACATGCCCTGCACGTCGGCACCTTCGGTCAGCAGGTTGTACTCTGCCGCGTTGGGGTAAGCCTGGGTGTAGAAGTTGTACATGGCGGGGTTTGCCATGTTGTCGTACAGGTAGGTATCGACCAGAGAGCCGGAGGGGGTCACCGCGCCGGACAGCAGCTGTGCCACACCGTTGATACCGGTCTGGCCCACGTCGCCGATCCACATGGCAGCGTCGATGCCGTAATCCTCACCGCAGATCTCGGGGTTGAGGAAGTCCAGCTCGATGGCGTTGGAGCTGTTGAGCAGGACGATGATGGACTTAAAGGTGCCGTTGTCTTTCAGAGCCTTGAGGTTCTGCAGCAGCTCCAGCTCCTCCGCGGAGAGAGCCAGATAGTTGCCGTCGCCCTCCTGGCCGGAGATCCAGCTGTCGTTGGTGCCATTCTCACCACTGGGCAGGTCAGCACCCTCGCCGCCGGAACGGGAGAGGACCACGATGGCGGCATCGCCGTACTCGGCAAAGCTGCTCTCAGCGCTGGACAGAGCGCTCCAGGGAGCCTCGTTGACCGCATACTGGGTGTTCGCCTCCAGGGTATCGGAGATGGAAGCAGGGGTCATGCGGCTGTACTTGCTCATCATGGAGTCAGAGCTGTACAGGTTCCACAGGGTCTCGTTGACGGAGATGCCCTGGGACTCCAGAGCCTGCTTGAAGTTGGGAGCCTTGCTGGTATCGACAGAGCCGGAACCGGTACCGCCGTACATCAGGTCCACGGAACCGTGGCCGAACAGGCTGACCTTGGCGCCCTGTGCCAGAGGCAGGGCAGCATTCTGGTTCTTCAGCAGGGCTGCGCCCTCGGCCTCAACGGTGGCGCACAGCTCGGCCTCGTAGGCCTCACGCTCCTCATCGGAAGCAAAGCCTTTTTTGAAATACTCGGTATCCTCGGTGTTGCTGCTGTCGTGAATGATCTTATAGGTCGATGCATTCAGAGCAACGTTGATGGTGGTGGCGTACTGGTTTGCAATGATATTGCCAACGATGGCCGCGATCGTCAGGATCGCGGTGATGGCAGTCAGAGCAGACCATAAACCCACCTTGGATTTCTTGTTCTTCATGGGTTCTCCTCCTTTTTATTTATACAATAGCCGACTTTGTGGGAAAAGCGGCGCTTGCCTTGGGGAATCCGCCCGGGCTTACACCCAGTTGGCGCTCTTCGACTTGGTCTTGACCAGCTTGTAGCCGGGGTTGGGGATGTCCACCTTACGGAACGATGCCGTGTCGATGCACTCCCCTGCCACAGCCTGCAGCTTGACCTCGCCGTTCAGCGGCACTTTGAACGTAAAGACATGCTCGCCGGTCTGCTCCGCGATCTTCTGGCCGTCCGCAAACAGGGCAACGGTCTTCTGGTTGGAGTAGACCTTGACTTCGATCTCGCTGGCGGTGCGGTCCGTAAACCGCTTGGAGCAGATGTGGACGAACGCCTCATCGCTCCACCATGCCTTATAGAGGTAGAAGCTGTCTTTCTTGGTCTTCCGGTCAAACGTGACCAGACCTTTATGGTTCATGCCCGGCTCGCCGCCCTGGTCACGGGCGTCGGCTGCAAAATCGAACATGTTCCAGACGTGGGTGGACCACATCCAGGGGTGACGGTCGAAGCAGCGGAGCATGTACTCGTGGTATTTTGCCTGATACTCCTCGGTGTGGTCGCCCCGGCGGGGGTGCTCACTGTGGAGGTTGGGCATTCCCTCCGCGCCGTACTCCGAGAAGCCCAGCGCCCGGTTGGGATACACCAGATGGAAGAAGTTGAGCCACAGGTCGTTGAGGAACAGCCCCGGCACATACCAGCCCAGGTAGAGGTTCCAGCTCACCAGATCGGTGATGTGGGCCACCGGGTTGAACGGGCCGCACATGGCGTAGCAGGCCAGCGTGGTCAGGCGGGTGGGATCCATCTTGTGGCACAGGTCGTTGAGCATATGGTGGTTGTCCAGCATGTCGGCCTTATCCTTGGTGGAAATGGTGATCTCATTGGAGACGCCCCAACAGACGATGCAGGGATGGTTGTAGTTCTGGTAGATCAGCTCTTCCATCTGGTCGATGGTGTTCTGGCGGCCATTGGGCAGGTGCTCGGAGATATAGGGGATCTCAGCCCAGACCACCATGCCGTACTCATCGCACAGGTCGTAGAAGTACTGGTCGTGCTGGTAATGGGCCAGCCGGATGGTGTTGGCACCCAGCTCCCGGATGAGAGTCATATCCTCATCGTGCATCTCCCGGCTGATGGCATTGCCCAGACCCTTGCGGTCCTGATGGCGGGAGACGCCGTGGAGCGGGTAAGAGCGGCCATTGAGGAAGAAGCCTTTCTTGGGGTCTACCCGGAAGCTCCGGACGCCCACGCGGGTGGAAACGGTGTCCACCACTTCCCCGCCCTGCTCGAGCTCCACCACGCAGGTGTAGAGGTAGGGGTCTTTCACGCCGTCCCACAGGTGGGGGTGTGCCAGCGTCATGGTGACGTCTTTGCCCTCGGCGGCGGCCACGGTGTTGCCCTCGGCGTCATTCAGGGTGACGCGGACGGTGCCCTCGCCCTCAAGGCGGGTCTCCACCCGGATGTCGGCGGTGTGATCCTTGCACAGAGTGGGCGTCACTTTCACGCCGGTGTCGCCGTAATGGCCCAGTGCAATGTGATCTTTATGGACCACCAGCAGGCTCACGTCACGGTAGATGCCGCCGTAGAACGTGAAGTCGGCTTTCTGGGGGTAAACATGGTCGTTGACAGTGTTGTCCACCTCCACGGTCAGGATGTTCTCCTCTCGCAGCAGGGTGGTGATGTTGGCGCGGAACGTGGAATAGCCGCCGTCGTGCACGCAGACCTCGGTGTCGTTCAAGACGACCTTTGCGCTGGCGTTCACGCCCTCGAACTGGAGCCACACCTGCTGGCTGGCCTCCTCAAAGGCCGGAGCCGCAAAACGGGTGCGGTAGACGCAGGTGCCCCGCCAGTAATCGTTGCCGCCGTCCTGGCCGTCGATGGGGTTCCAGGTGTGGGGCAGGTCCACGGCAGTGGTGTTCCCCTCCGGGCCGATGAACTGCCAGTTTTTCATCAGTCGGACAATTTTGCGCATAAGCCGTCTCCTTAAACTTGGTCGTATTTTCACGGGATTCATTCCGTTCGTTTTCGTTCGTCAGTATTTTATCAAAGCAAATATTTTTTGCAAGATGGTTGCGAAAAGTGGTCGTTTTGAGAGGATATTCGGTTTTTTGCTTCCAAATCCAAAGCAAAATCATTGTGCAACTTTCACAATCAGTTGTATCCAACAAATGTTGTGAATCGCCAGAGGCTCTCCCTTTGGGAGAGCTGGCGCGCAAGCGCCTGAGAGGGCAAGGACGCTTCCAAACAATAAAAATACAGCGATACGCATTCTCTTTGTCAGAGTCCGCATATCGCTGTGTTTTCATTATTTTGTTTTACTCTCCCTGCTTCAGCGGGAAAATGATCTTGATGGCAAAAAAGCCGTTCTGCGTTTCCGTGGTCAGGGTGCCGCTGTATTTCTGCACGATGCGGCGGAGCACTTTCAGCTCGTAGGCCTCGGTACGGGTCGCGGCAGCCTCCGGCTCCCGAGCCGGGCTGATGACGTTGATGACGATAAAGCACTGCCGCACGCAGACCAGCAGGTCGATGTTCCGCCGGGCCGGGTCGGGCGTCCGCACGGCTCCCTCTATGGCGTAGTCCAGCGCGTTGGCAAACAGGGCGTACAGGTCGCCGGGCTCAAAGCCCTGCAGGCAGCTGCCGTTGGCCACTGCATTGAGCTGCACCCGCCGGGACTGGCAGAGCAGGGTCTTCTCGGTGAGCACCACGTCCAGCACCTCGTTGCCGGAGTTCGCCCCGGCGTCGTAGAGGCGGGCGGCGTTCTCCGCCTCCTCCAGCGTCTCCCGCGGCACCGCGTCCGGGGCCAGCTTGCGCAGGGCCGCGATCTGCACCCGCAGCTCGTGGCAGCGCTTGTTGATGATGTTCACGTTCTGCCGCGCCACCTGATACTGCTGGCGCTGCCGCTCGTAGAGCAGATTCAGTGTTTCCATTTCCTTTTGGAGGTCGGATTTTTTGAACAGTTCCGTCTGCAGATAGAGCAGCGTCAAAAAGTAAAGCTGCCCGATGAGGGTGGTGCCCACAACACTCATGGGCCAGTCCAGCGCCTGGGCACTGCTTAAAAGCGCCGCCTGCAGCATGAACATAATCCCCATAAAAAACGCGCTGGCCAGCTGCCGGGGCCCGATGTGGTACACGCCTTTGTCCGGGATCTTCCGGGCCAGTGTCCCGCAGATGACTCCATAGAACACCACCCCCGTCAGCACCTGCAGCAGCTTGACCGGGACACTGTTCATATTCAGCGGATGGCTTTTCACCGCGCAGAGCAGCTCAAAGAGGTTCCAGCCCTCGTAAGCCGTCTGGGCCGTCAGCAGGCTCCACACCGCGCAGTAGAGGGCACTCTTTTTGTCGATCTCCACACAGGCATAGATCATGGCACCCAGCAGGATAAAAAAGCCGATGTACATTCCCAGCAGGGAGATCTGCAGCTGCACCAGCGAGTTGCTCTGGGCCATGGGGTCCAGCAGCCAGGTCAGGGCCATCAGGGACAGCAGCAGCTCCACGGCCCGGAGCCAGAACCGTTCCCGGTGCTTGAGCGGGTAGCAGAACGCCAGCGCCGCGCCCCACCGCAGCACCGCCCGAAAAAACACATGCCTGCCGACAACGATCACAGCACACCTCCCAGATAGGAGGCCACCGCCGTCATAAAGGCAGCTTTCTGGCGGCGGCTGATCTCCAGGCGGGCGTCCCCCACCTGCACAAAATCATTTTCCACGCCCCGGACGTACTGCAAGTTGACCAGATAGCACTGGTTACACCGGGCAAAGTGGTAGGCAGCCAGCTGCTTTTCAGCCCCGGCCAGGCTCCCCCGCACCGCGTACTCCTGGGTGGCGGTGTGGTAGTAGAGCATCCGGTTGCGGGTCTCCAGATACAGGATATCGCCGGTGTCCAACAACTGCATCCCGCCGCCCGAAAGCTGCAGGGCCACCTGCCCACCCTTGCGGCGCTGCACCCGCTGGATGGCCCGGGAGAGCTTGGTGCAGAACGCCCCATAGCTGACCGGCTTGAGCACATAATCCAGCGCGTCCACCTCGTACCCCTTGATGGCGTACTGGGCCATGTTGGTCACGAACACCAGCACCACATCCGGGTCCACCGCACGGATGCGCTCCGCCGCCCCGAAGCCGCCCAGCCGGGGCATTTCCACATCCAGAAAAATGATGTCATGCCCGGGCTGGTACCCCTCAGCAATGACGGCCCCGTCCGCAAAGGGTTCCACTTCCGCCTGCAGGCCCTGCTCCCCGGCGTACTGCCGGATGAACTGGCACAGGCTCTCCCGCACCTCGGTCTGGTCTTCCACCACTGCGATCTTCAGCACGGCTGCTCCTCCTTTTCACACTTCCTGTTTTTCGGCTTACCGGTGTCCCTCCAGCCAGCGCAGCGCAAAGTAGCTGTACGCCGCGCTGCCCTCCCAGAGGACGCTGTCATCAAACCGGACCTTGGGGTGGTGCTGGCCGTAGCGGTAGCCCCGCTCCGGGCTGCCGCAGGCCAAAAACATGCTCACCGTGGGCACCTCATGGCTCACGAATGCAAAGTCCTCACTGCCGCCGCCAGGTTTTCCACCCGTGAGCGGGGCCATATCCATGGCACCCTTCCCCAGCAGGTCGGTCATATAGGTCATGGCATCCTGTGCCAGGGCCTTGTCCACCATCATGCAGGGGCAGTAGTCCGAGAACTCCACCTCCGCTGTGCAGCGGAACGCCTTTGCCACGCCCTCGGAAATCTCCGTCATCCGCTGCCGGATGAACGCCCCGGTCTTGTTGTCGGGGTCGGTGGTGCGGATGGTGCCCCACATCTCGGCGGTGTCCGGGATGACATTGGAAGCAGCTCCCGCCGCAAACCGCCCGGTGGTCAGCACGCCAAAATCATTCTGGGAGAGTTCCCGGGCGTTGATCTCCTGCAATGCAATGTGGATATGGGCCGCGGCCGTAATGGGGTCGATGCAGTTTTCCGGCATGGAACCATGGCCGCCTTTGCCGTGCACCACAATGTGGTATTGCTCACAGCTTGCCATGGTGATGCCGCCGCCCGGCACCAGCACCTCGCCCAGAGGCAGAGGCATCCCGGCCAGCACATGGAACATGACCGCCGCGTCCACTTTCGGGTTTTCCAGCAGGCCGTTGGAGATCATATCCGGGGAGCCCTGGAAAATCTCTTCGGCCGGCTGGAATTCCAGCTTGACGGTGCCTTCGATCTCCTCCTCGTGCTCTTTCAGCAGCTTTGCCGCACCCAGCATCATGGCCGTGTGCATATCGTGGCCGCAGCCGTGCATCTTGCCCGGCACCTCGGAGGCAAACACCTCTCCGGACTCCTCAAAGATGGGCAGGGCGTCCATATCGCCCCGGAGCAGGATGGTCTTGCCCGGGCGCTTTCCCCCGGCCAGCGCGAGGACACCCGCCCTGCCGCAGTCCTGCGGCGCATAGCCCATCTCGGTCAGGGCCTGCTTGACCAGCGCCTTGGTCTTGGGCAGGTCAAAGCCCACCTCCGGGTTGCGGTGGATCGTCCGCCGCCATTTCTGCAGCTGAGGCTGCAGGGTCTTGGCTTCATCCAGCAATTCATTCGGCTTCATCATCCAAACATCGCTCCTTTGCAAAACGCCCTCTCAGGCAGCTGAGAGGGCGGATGATCTTATGTTACTCCTGTGTGTTACCAGCTCCGTCCGGATGGTACTGTGCACAGGTGCACTTTTTCCATTTGAGGCCGCTGCCGCAGGGGCAGGGGTCGTTCCGGCCGATCTTGATGACCCGCACCGGCTGGCCCTTGGGGGCACCCTTGGCACCGGGAGCACCGTTGCCGGGCACAAAGCCCTCTCCGGTAGGCTTGGCCACCTGCTCCCGCTTGGGAGCGGCACCGGCTTTCCGCACCTCGATGGTCAGCAGCATCTTGATGCTGGACTCCCGGATGGAATCCACCATCTGGTCAAACATATCAAAGCCCTCGATGCGGTACTCGACCACGGGGTCTTTCTGGCCGTAGCCGCGCAGCGCAATGCCCTGCCGCAGCTGATCCATATTATCAATATGGTCCATCCACTGGCGGTCTACACACTTGAGCAGGCAGATACGCTCCAGCTCCCGCATGAGAGGGGCACCGTAGCGCTGCTCTTTATCGTTGAGGACATCCATGCCGCGGTCATACAGCAGATCGGCGATGCCCTCGCGGCTCAGGCTGTCATAATCCTCCACCGTGTAATGGAAGTCGGCATCGGTGGTCAGCCAGCCCTGATAGTGACGGCGGAGAGCACCAAAGTCCCACTCATCCTTGACATCGCCCGCCAGGAACTGGGCGCAGGAAGAGTCGATGTTCTCCCGCAGCATCTTGTGCATCTCGGCGGAGATGTCTTCGCCGTCCAGCACTTTGTGGCGCTGGCCGTAGATGATCTCGCGTTGCTGATTCATGACGTCGTCGTACTTCAGCACGTTCTTTCGGATCTCAAAGTTGCGGCCCTCCAGCTTCTTCTGGGCACTTTCGAGGGTGTTGGTGATCATTCGGTTCTCGATAGGGGTGTCCTCGTCGATCTTGAGGGTATCCATCAGGCCCGCCACACGGTCGCCGCCAAACAGGCGCATCAGGTCATCTTCCAGGCTCAGGTAGAACCGGGAAGCACCGGGGTCGCCCTGACGGCCGGCACGGCCGCGCAGCTGGTTATCGATGCGGCGGCTCTCGTGCCGCTCGGTGCCGATGATGAACAGGCCGCCTGCCTTGCGCACCTCGTCGGCCTCGGCCTCAATGGCGGGCTTGTACTGAGCGTACAGCTCCTCAAACCGCTTGCGGGCTGCCAGAATCTTCTCGTCGGTGGTTTCCCCGTGGCCGTCGGATTCGGTCAGCAGCAGCTCCACGGCGCTGGGGTCGGCGTCCTCAGGCTTTTCGGGGTTGAGCAGATTCTCACAGAAGTGCTCCTTGCGCATCTGGGCCTTGGCCATGAACTCGGCGTTGCCGCCCAGCATGATATCGGTACCACGGCCTGCCATGTTGGTGGCGATGGTGATGGCCCCCTTTTTGCCGGCCTGCGCCACGATCTCAGCTTCACGCTCGTGGTTCTTGGCGTTCAGGACGTTGAAATCCCGGGTGTAGCGCTGGAGCATCTTGGCCAGCGTCTCGCTCTTCTCCACGCTGACGGTACCCACCAGCACCGGCTGGCCATTCTTGTGGCACTCCATCACCTGCTCAATGACCGCCTTGTACTTGCCGTTGACGGTCTTGTACACGGCGTCCGGGTAATCCTTGCGGATGTTGGGGCGGTTGGTGGGCACGGTGACGATGTTCAGGCCGTAAATCTCGGTGAACTCGGTGGCCTCGGTCTTGGCCGTACCGGTCATACCGGCCAGTTTCTTGTACATGCGGAAGTAATTCTGGAACGTGATGGTGGCCAGCGTCTTGCTCTCGGCGGCGATCTTGACGCCCTCCTTGGCCTCGATGGCCTGGTGCAGGCCCTCGTTGTACCGGCGGCCGATCATCAGACGGCCCGTGAACTCATCGACGATGATGACCTCGCCGTCCTTGACCACATAGTCGATATCCCGCTGCATGACGCCGTAAGCCTTGATGGCCTGGTCGATGTGGTGGGCCAGGGTCATGTTCTCGGCGGCGGCCAGGTTCTCGATCTTGAAGTATTCCTCGGCCTTTTTGATGCCCTTGGCCGTCAGGGTGCAGGTCTTGTGCTTTTCGTCCACGACGTAATCGCCATCGGCCTGCTCATCGGTCTCCACCTTGTCTTCCAGCTCCACCACCACGCTCTTGCGCAGGGTGCGGACAAAGCGGTCCACCTGGGTGTACAGGCTGGAGGAGTCCTCGCCCCGGCCGGAAATGATCAGCGGCGTGCGGGCCTCATCAATGAGGATGGAGTCCACCTCATCGACGATGGCATACACATGGCCGCGCTGCACCATGTTGTCCTTGTAGGTCACCATGTTGTCGCGCAGGTAGTCAAAACCAAACTCGTTGTTGGTGCCGTAGGTGATATCGGCATTGTAAGCACGGCGGCGGGCATCGCCGTCCAGCCCCTGCACGATGAGGCCCACGGTCAGGCCCAGCCAGCGGTAGAGCTTGCCCATCCACTCGCTGTCGCGCTTGGCCAGGTAATCGTTGACGGTAACGATATGCACACCCTCGCCGGTCAGAGCGTTCAGGTAGGCGGGCAGGGTTGCCACCAGCGTTTTGCCTTCACCGGTCTGCATCTCAGCGATATCGCCCCGGTGCAGGGCGATGCCTCCCGTGACCTGCACGGGGAAATGCTTCATGCCCAGCACACGCCAGGCAGCCTCACGGCAGACGGCAAAAGCATCCGGCAGGATCTCATCCAGCGTGGAGCCAGCAGCCAGTTTTTCTTTCAAGGCCGGGGTCTGGGCCTGCAGCTCAGGATCGGACATGGCCTGATACTTAGGCTCCAGTGCCAGAACCTGCTTGGTCAGGGGGTTGATCTTTTTCAGCTCTCGGTCCGAGAAGCTGCCAAAGAGTTTTTCAGCAAGGGACATTGATCACACCTCATCTATCAAAAATCCGGGCAGAAGCCTGCCCGCGCGGAAAACTAACATACAGATATATGATACACCAAACCCGCAGAGCCGTCAAATCCAACTCCCCTGTTTTTCCGGTGTTTTGAATGAACTTTCTGTAAAATCATTCCCATCGGCGTCTCTTTGCCGCATCTTTTCCAAAACAAAACAGCGCCCGTACTCTTTGCAAAGCGCGGACGCTGTCGGTTTTTGTCTTCTGTTTTTTAAAGGGTTTCCAGCACCCCGGGCAGCTGGCTTATGTCGTCGATGACATGGGCGCACACGGCCTCCAGCCGGGCGCGGGACTGATGCCCGCTGGTGCAGAGGACGCATTTTGTCCCCATGGCAGCCGCCACCTCGGCATCGTGGGTGGTATCCCCCACCATCACGCAGGCGGCAGGGTCCACCCCGCTGTTCCGGAGCCAGTCTTTGCCCACCTGCACCTTGCTCACGCCGTAAATGTCCTGAAGACCGAGCAACTCGGTAAAATAGTCCTCAAGACCCCGCGCGCGTACCTGCTCGATCAGGTAATCGCGGCGGGAGGCGGAAAGCACAGCCTGATGCCAGCCCCGGCGCTGGAGCTCTGCCAGCGTGGCGGCGGCGTTTGCCATGGCAGGGCAATGCCGCTCGACTCCGGCGTTATAGTGCTCCATAAACCGGGCAGCCAGCTCCGGGTAGGGGTGTCGGGCAAAATCAAACCCGGCGCGGAGGTAATATTCCTCAATGGGGAAACCAAAGATCTCCCGGTATTCGGCAAGGTCATACCGCTGGGGGTAGCCATGCGTTTCCAGCATCCAGTTCAGGCACCCGTGGGTGAAATCCACATCGTCCAGCAGGGTCCCGTTCCAGTCCCAGAAGATGATTCCGTTTGGCTGCATGGCTTCCTCCTTTTGTGAGGGCTTACTCAAAAATCTTTTTCAGGGCGGTGTTGGATTCAATGATCTTCACCAGCAGCACACCCAGCACGGTACAGCTGATGAGCTCGCCGATGCCCACCGAGATGCCGTTGGACACGCAGGCCAGCCAGAGCGGAGCCGAGGAGCCCGGCTCCGGGAAGAGCACCGCGATCTCAATGCCGATGATGACGGCATTGAACGCCACCGGAGGCAGCGAGGCCGGGATTGCCAGCCCGCCGATGCGGACATTGCGCAGCTTGTAGGTCACCACGCAGGCCAGCAGCGTTGCCAGCGTGCCAAGGATGACATCCACGATGGTGGAGCCCAGCAGGTTTGCCAGGAAGCAGCCCAGCACCACACCTGCAATATACTCCGCGCCAAACACGGGCAGCAGGCAGAGAGCCTCGGCCACACGCACCTGCACGGCACCGTAAGAGAGCGGCTGCAGCGCCATGCAGAGCACAACGTACAGGGCTGCCACCACCGCGCAGCGGGCCAGTTTGCGGACGGAAACATTATTTTTCATATACTACTCCGGCGGAATGAATTTTGACCGCGCAGGGACCGCCAGTTCCTGCGGGTTTGGCCCGGCGTGGTTCGAGACACACCGGGGAGCCTAAAATCCTAAGTTGCTCTTTGGAGCTGTGCACCAGGCACAACAGAGAGAATTATAGCATAAAAATGATGAGAATGCAACAAAAAGCCCTCTCCGCTTCGCTTTGCGATAAATCAATCACTAAGTTCAACAAATTTTCGCCTGATTTTTTGTGTATTTTAGCACAACACAAATAGGCCGTCAAGTTTTGCTTCCTTGCAGCCTCTTTCATTCGTTCAGTTTTACCAATCCTTTCTTCCCGCCCCGCCTTTCCAGCTATGCGCTCGCTCTCTTATATAATGGTTACTTTACTTTTCGTTATGCGGTCAGCCCCAGTTCCCGCAGGCATTGGCGGAACATTGTCGCCGCACTCTTATACCCGTGAATCTTCCGGGGGTAGTTGTTGATCCAGTTCTCCGTAGCTGCGATTTCTTCCTGGGTCACATTGGCAAAGTTCGTTCCTTTGGGATGACGTCTGCGAATCATGCCATTCACATTCTCATTGCTGCCCCGCTCCCAAGAGGAATACGGGTGGCAGTAGTACACCTTCGTCCGCTGGCCGTCGATCAGGCAGGAACGCTCGATCTCGTCCGCCATTGCGAACTCGGTTCCGTTGTCCACAGTGATGCTCTTATATATAGTGCCGAACTTCTCTGCGCCAAGCTTCCGTTCTATGGCATCCAGTGCCCGCACGGTCGTTTCCGCACGGCGGTTCGGAACGAGGATGATCTTCTCATTCCTGGTCTTGCGCTCGGTCAGCACCAGCAATGCCGCGGTGCTTTTCTTTTTGCCGGAGTATACCGTGTCCATTTCCCAGTGTCCAAATTCTTCCCGGCTCTGGATTTCTTCCGGGCGTTTATCAATGCTTTCTCCTGCCGGCGCACGGGCAGGTTCCTTCTTCTTCACCTTTTTATATTCGTTCTTATGTACGCCATGCCTGGGCAAAGCTACCTGTGTCAGGTTCAGAAACACGCCTTTCTTGATGTAGCTGTAAATGGTAGGAACGGAGATGTGGGTCTTGAATGTCCGTCCTTCTTCCATTGCATAGCCATACACTGCCGCCGGGGAGCAGTCTTTCTCTATAATAGTCTGTTCGATATAAGCTGCCAACTCATGGTCCTTTCCGATTTTAAGGTCCGGTCCTTTTTCTCGGAGGTTTGCTTGATACCTCTGTTCCGCTATATCTGGGCTGTACGTCGGGATCATCTCCCATGTTTTGCCGTCCAGCCTGTCATAGCTGCCCCGTTTTAGTTCCCGGTATACCGTCGAAGGATCAACACGCAACTTTTCCGCTATCTCTCGTGTCCTCATTCCTTCCTTTTTCCACTTCTCAATGCGAAGACGATCCGTAAAATTTAGATGCTTGAACACTCTCACGCCTTGTTCCTCCTTTCTTTTTTGGCGTTTCTTTTCGATTCAAGCGTAAAAGATACGATGTGCCGTTGTCAATATGCAGACTTTCCACATTTTTCACGGTTCCTTTGTGCAAAACTTCCAAGCAAAGAAAAAAGCCCCCGCCAGCAGCCCTAAAACAGGCTGCCAGCGGGGGCAGATTGCCCCGCCTTTCCTACATCAATACCCCGCGTGGAACGCAGGGCTTCGGAAAAAGCAGAGCAGGGGTCTTATTACAGCTGGTTCTTGTACCGCTTCAAATCCTCGTCGGCTTTCAGTGCCGCTTTGGTGAAGCTGTTATTGAACCAAAAACCGGGAATCGCCGCGGCGATGGTGAAGCCAGCGGACACCAGCTGTTCAATGGTGCTGTTCTCAATGGGCAGGATGGGCTTTCCCATCGCAGAGAGCAGCTGGTTTGCCAGTGCCACCGTGAGGCAGATGGTGCGGGTAACAGTGCCGGCGGAAACAGTCTTCTCGGTATAGATGTGAGCGTTCATAATTCAGTTCTCCTTACTGTCCTGTTCGGACTTCTGCTTCAAAATTTCAATAGCCCCGGTCAATGCCTTTGGGATGGGAATACCCATAAGCCCGGCGTTTTCAATGATCGACAAGGTTTCGTTTGCGATAAAGGCAATGACAACGGCGTCCCTGATAAAATTCGATCCCATCACCGTATCGAGGTGGCAAGCCACCAACACGATCAGCAGGGTCACACCTTTACGGCACAGCCCTTTCCATCCTGCCCGAGATTCCAACGCACCGTTTTTGCTCTTGGGACTGGCATGAAACACGCCGGCGACCACCAGCCCCGTGACATAATCCACGGCCATAAAAAGAACCAGCGTGGAAAGTGCTGCATCCCATCCGCCGAACTGACTTGCGATCAGGCTTCCAACCAGTCCAATCATCCCGCACACTCCATTCTTTACTGCGTCACCCATCTGGATTTCACCTCCCGTACATCAACGTGAACGAAACCGTCCGTGTAGTACCGACCAATGCCGCCCTTGCCGGGCAGCAGAGTTTCGGCATAAGCGGCCAGTGCGTCAACCGAAACACCAGCGATCCAGATGTCAGCCGCTTTGCCATAAAGGTGCTGGCTGTGCTTGGATGCTTTCTTCTGCCTTGCGTTGTGGCTGGCGGTGCGGAAAGCACTATTGATATTCACCGCCTTACCGAAGTGATCCCGGATTTTCTGCAGCAGGGTCACAAGCTCGTCGTCGATAAAGATTGGGTCGCTGTGGTCCTTACACTGAAACTCCCGGACGTGAAAGTTCTTGCTCAGAGCTTTGCTCCCGTCCTTTGCATAGGAATAGGCTTTAATCGCCATCTTCAACATCTCCTTCCGGGCGCAGGTCTGCCCCGCACCTTCTCATGCAGCAGTCCACCATCAGTACGCCAAACTCGGCCCGCTCGGTGGCGGTGTCCGCTCCCATCGTTTCCAGCCTGTCCAGCAGGCTTTCGCAGAGAGCAGGCCAGCTTTTATGCTGCATACGGTTCACCAACGATCTCCGCATACTCTTCGGCTGTGATCCAGCCCTTCTTGACGGACTTTGCCACAGTAGCCTTGCTCCAAATGCGGTGATCGTAGTAGCTTTTGACATCGTGGAACTTCTTGCTATGTTCAGTCATATCCATATCACATATCCTCCAGGTCAATATCGCTGTTCATGGCGAGGTAATCAAGCTGTGCCCGTACTCGCATTTTGAACAGTTCATCTTCGGACAGTTCCCGCAGAATGAACCACCACTTGCCGTCCGGGTTATCCTCGGGCGGGGTAATCTGCACAAGCTCCGCGTTGTGCAGGGTGTCCGAGTAGGCGCACCCGGTCATATCGCCGTCACTGGCAGAAATATGCACCTCCGATAAATTGCCGTCGAAAATATCCGCCGTGATCTCAGTCTCCGACTGGAAGTTATTGCCGCCCAGCGTCAGGTTTTCAATCAGTGTGCCATCAGCCAGCGCAACCGTCCATGTCCGTGTTTCTTCCATGTTGGCTCCTTCCCGAACAAGTCCTTAAACAAGTTCGTCATATTGCGGATTTGCTTCCTGCTCATGTACTTGTAGTTGGCGCAAATCCATGATTTGTAAGAATTTTCGATTTCCTCATAGGTCATTACTCCGGCATCCATTTTCCGCTTGTACGCTTTGAGCTTCCGCCGTTCTCTCGTGATGGCTTTTGGGCTGATCTTTCGGATAATCCGCCCATCTTCCTGCAAAGAATAAAGCACTTGCAAGTGGCGATACTGGCCGGACAATTTACAGATGTGGGTTTTCTTTTCGTTGATGATAATGCCCAGTTTTGCCGCCCACTGTCTTACCCCGGCCATTACCTCTTGCAAATGCTCTTTGCTTTTGTCGATGATGTAAAAATCGTCCGAATATCTTCCATAGCCTTTCACCGCACACACGATCTTGACGTAGTTATCAATGGGCACTGGGAGAAATATTCCTGTGTTTTGTGAAACTTGGTTTCCTATGTCCGCACCCTTCCGCAGCATTTTCTCGCCAGTCAGGGCGGATGCTGGAATGCCAACATTGAGCGTTGAGCGCACCTTTTCATGGTACATTTTCTCGATTTCCTCATCTGAGAAACGAGAAGCATCCAATTCAAAAGTGCGGAATGCCAGCCGCAGTTTGTCCATAACATCCGCCAGTTCTTCCGGGTCTTTGATTTCCCGTGCAAGGTACTGGCCGAACTGCGCCAATGCGATTTCATGTACAATGTTGTCATAGTAGCCGGAGAAGTCCGAGAAGCCGATGCAACCTTCATTGGTGCCCTCCCGCTCATAGTATTTTCGCAGCTGGATTTCAAAGCGGTGCCGATGAAAGGCAACGCCTTTTCCGACCTGCGAGGATGAATTGTCGTACTGTAAATATTTTTGAAGCAGCGGCGTGAGGTATTCGTCGCAGGTAATGTGGTTCACCGCCTTGTCTGCGGTTGCAGCACTCGTGATATACCGTGCGTGTCCTCTTTCTTTGATGCCAAATTTCAAGCCGGGTTCCGGCTTATATGTGCCGTCTTCCATAGCTTTCTGAATATGCGCAGTTTCGATCAGATGATTTATCTCGTACAACTGCGTTTTATATTTGAACATCGACGCTTTCATTGCTTTGGTTCCTGCTTCATGGATATAATTTGCATCTGTGTATTTACTCATATTTCCCTGAAATAAACTGTACAATAGCTCCATCGGTCGTAACCGGGAACGTCACAGTTAGTATTTATCGCAGATTTCCTACGAAAGGATGACCTTTCCTTTCACAGAGCCGCACCGGGCCTTGCCCTTTGTGTGGTTGTGAAATCCAAAAGCCCGGCGACGGGGCGGACACCAGCCTCATTCGAGGCGTTGTTGTAGTTGCAATTCCCGTTGTTGTTCGCGTTGGCGAAATAGGCTGCCGAGACAACGTACAAAAGTCACCCTATTGTGTTATTATTTTCCTTCCATCTGTTTGAAACGCTTTGCATCTGATTTTCGCAGAGCTTTAATTTTGTTCACCAGTTCCTCAATTTTCAGAGCCAGCTTCGTGAACTTGTTAAAATCCGCAGGCAGAGCCTCCGCTACATACTGCAATTCGTCCATCAGCATCCAGCAGGCGGCAATGGCCTTGTCGAGTTCCAGCCGTCGCGCGTCCAATTCCAGCTGGCAGCTCGGCCAGATGGAGTTTGCCGCACGGAGGTGGAGCGGAATGTCGCGGGAAAGATCGTGCATCCGCTTCCGCTCCTGCTCGATCAGCCAAAGGTTGAAGTCTTGCTCCTGCTCCCGGATTTGTGCGACTGCCTTTTCTCGCTCCGGGCCTGCAGGGATGTACTTCGTCATGGCTTCGAGGTGTTTTTCAAACTTTGTCCTGCTATACCCAAAGGTGCGGGCAAGTTCCGTCGTAACCTCTTTGCTGATTTCAAGCGCAAGGTGGTGCGCTTCCAGTCTGGAAGGTGTTCGTTTGTGTACTGGTACAGACGTTTTCTTTCACTTCCTGTCCTGCTCTCAATCCCACGGTACAAGCCCGTGGGATGTTCGATCAGCCGATCAGCCCGGCGACGGGGCGGACACCAGCCTCACTCGAGGCGTGGCCGCAGTTGCAATCCCCGCTGTTGTCCGCGTCGGCGAAAAAGGCTGCCGAGACAACGTCTCGCAGCCAGCACCAATAACTACGGGTGAAGCTCAACCACGGTGCCAGCCGGAACAACGGCAGTTGGGATTTGGAGATTGTGTAGTTGTTCGGAATGTTGGTGCCGTCAGAGGCAGGAGCAAAGATATGGCTGCCGTACATCATGTTCTCGTTGGGGAGTTCCACGGTGCTGTCATACCAGGTGCCGCCGGACGGTCTGCCGTTGGACACGGCGTTTGTCAGATGCTCACGGTGGTTCAGGATGTGGGCAGAGCCAAAGGCAGCATTGAAGGTTGCCTTTGCCTGCGTCAGGCCGTTTTTATACATATCGCTGCCCACATAGCCGCCCTCAGTTGTGTTGCTGGCATTCATGTGGTAGGTGTACAGGTGGTTGCGAGGGATGATGACAACATGGTGCGTGGTGCAAGCTGTGTCACCGCACTGATACCAGTAATCAAAGCCAGCAACAAGGTAGTCCACGCCGCCGATCTGCCAGTAATCGCCGAGGTAAATGTCCTTGAACGTACCAGCTTTGATAGCTGCGGCCTGCTCTGCGGTCAGGCTGCTGCCAAGGTTCTTTCCGCGATAGATCATGTTGTGAGTGGCAGCATTGTCCATGATGCTGACAGCCTCACCACCGCCGGGCATAATCAGCGGACCCGTCAGCGTGCCGCCGGACAGAGGCACATAGGTTTCCTTTGCTTCATCTTGCAAAGCCTTTTTGGTATCGTCGATTTTGGTGTTGATCTGTTTAACCTGATCGTTCACCATCTTCACGGACGCAACCGCGCTCGGGTCAACGGTCACTTTGATGTTGGCGATATTGGAAATTGCCATGACACCGAACAGTTCAATTACGAAGTCGCTGTTCTCGGTGTGGGACGGGATTTCAACGCCTCGGTCATCCTGCATGATAAGGAGCAGCGTTTCATCGCCGTCGGCCAGCTTTGCGTATACACCGACCTGATGCAGGATATAGCCCGCTTCCACATCACCGTTCGTGATCTGGATTTTGATGCGCTTGCCAGCATCGTTGCCGGTGCTGTCGCTTGCATCTTCGATGCCGAGGATTTTAAGGGTCTGCTTTTCCTCCTGCACATCGGTGAGGGCTGCCAGCGAAGCTTCCTCCGTGGTGCCAGAGCCGCCCACGGCCTTGGTGATCGTCATCGTTGCGCCGGACAAGACCTCAGACATCATATCCGTGCCGACGGTTGTAAAGACAGATTTGTTCCAACTCATGTATTCATGCCTCCAATTCTGACTTCAATTTGCTGCCTGTATGCAGCAATGCCCGCCGGAGCCAAGGTTGTTGCCTTGTGATCCGCCGGGCGAATATTTCCTTTGATGTAGGCTGTCATCTGCATCCGTATAGCAGCGCAGCCCACCGGGGCGTATGTGGCAGCCTTGTGGTCCTTCGGCAGCAGGATTCCGATGATCTTCGCCGATTCCTGCTGCCGGGTGCCCCACACTCCCGCCTTTGCGTAGGTCGTGGACAGCAATTCACGGGGGCGCAAGGTGCCAGCGATGGGCACAGCCACACGCTGGGTTGTACCGTGGTAGCCAGCACCGACATAGGCAGTGGTCGTATCGTTGAAGATCAAGTAGCTGATTCCTTCCAGATGCGCCGTGCAGCGGCGGGCGTATCCAAGCAGGTCTTCCATTCTCTTAATGGTATAGTAGGAGATGTCGGTGTTCTCCGTGATGTTGACACGAAGCCGCCAGTGTCCTGGCGTTCCGCTGTAGTCGTACCACTCCACGATCTCCGAGTTGGGGTAGATTGCTGAGATTGCCTGCTTCACCGCCCATTCAGTTCCGCAGTACCGCCGCACCTCCATGGCCGTCTTGATGACCCGGCGTTTTGTTTCCACCGGGTAATCATCCCGATACCAGTCCACCTTGAACTGAACCGCCAGAACATCCAGCAGGTCTTCCGGCAAAGAATCTATTGCGGTGTAGACGTGGATGCGCTCGATGACTTTCAGTTCTTTTTTCAGCCGCTCCCGATATACTGCGTCAATGACCTTAACCCAGTGCTGCTCTGCAATGCCGGGCGGCAGACCTTCCAAAAGGCCGGTATCACCGATCTTAATCATCTTCGATACCTCCGTAGGTGATCTTGCACTCCGTCACCTTCGACACCTGGATTTTGGACACCACGGTATCAACCGGGGCAGTCAGCCGCGGGCGTTTCGCCCCGGCCTCCCGCACCCGCATGATGAGTTCCGCCGGGTCGATGTCCAAGCCGATTTTTCTTTGCCAGGTCTTGTATTCCTCCACTGCTTTCTCTACGTTCTCCTGGATCAGTCCTGCATTTTTGACATTGCTGGATGCGATGTAATAGGTCAGGTTGATGCTGTACGGCACTTCCTCCGGGGGAACGCCGACCACAAGATCACCCATCGGCTTCTTTATGTCTGCAAAGTAGCGTTCCAGCTCTCGGCATTCTTCCTCCGTCGGAAGCCGGCCATCTTTCAGCAGGAAATAGATATAGACCGTGTACCCATCCTCGCAGATAGGCTTTGCGGCGGTGACGTCGCTGCGCCAGCTTCGGGCAAAGTATTCATACAGATCGACCGGGCCAGCCACGGACACATTGGACGGCGCAATGTAGGCACGTTCTGTCAGGGAATCGTCGTCCTCTTTTCCCACGCCGCCGCTGGTTACGGAGGTATTCTCCACCGATGCCACATACGGGATCGGGTCAACCAGCACGTTGATCTCGCCAATGGCAATTCCCGTGCTGTCTGCACCGACATCTACCGCCACCGCCGGAACATCCACGGTCAACTCACCAGCCGGAATCTCCGCATACTCGCTCGTGATGAAATACCGTTTGTCTGCCGTCCGGGTTTGCGTTCCTTCCGGGATGATCGTTGCACTCGTCCGGGCAGCGGCCAGCGTGAACCGCAACACCGTGGTGGCATATCCAGCCTGCAGGCGTTCCGTTCCCACGAAAGGAACGAGGTTGTCCAGGTTTGCCCCGGTGCTTGTGGGCAGAAGTTCCGCTTTCAGAGCGTTCGTGGCATACTCGATTGTGTGATGGGATCGGTGCGCCAGTGTAAGCAGGACAAGCCGCGCCTCATTGCACCGTGCCAACGGGGTGCTTTCTGTTCCATCAAGCTCCTTATCGAACTTCGCATACAGAGCCTTGCAGTCTTCAATGGCTTCTTCCAGCGTTTCAGCACCTTCAACTTCAATGTCGGGGAGATTTTCAAAAGCCTTGATCTTAGACAAGTTCGTACACCACCTTCGGGATCACTTCGCCGCGGACGACATCGCTTTCCAGCCAGTCAACCCGCACCACCCGTGCCCGCGGCTCAAACTCTGCTGTCTTCTCGGTCACTTCCCGGACATACAGAGCCTTTGCCACTTCGATGGGCTTATCAAGAAAAACGCCCTGGTCGATACCAAGGCTGCGGTCACCCTCCTGGCTTCCAAGAGGGGTGGAGTACAGTGTGCGCAGGCACCGCGCAACATCCTGTATTTCCTCCTGCGTTGCGCTGTCTTCGGACAGGGCAAGCATCGTGTTGCTGATGTCGATCATACATACTCCTTTATTGTCAGGCTCACCTTGCACTGTACCAGCAGGCCGTGTTTTATCACGGCATCCCAGCTTTCACTTACATCGGTGATTCTGAATCGGTTTTCTGACAGCGGGGCAAAGCCGATGATGAAGTAGTGAACCTCACCGTCTTCCGCCATCTGCGTCAAGCGTTTCAGCATCTTGCGCGGATTCACGCCATGGGCGGCATCCAGCAGAATATCGCAGGTGTACTCCTTGAGCTTCGGGCCGACGTACTCCGGCTTCGCCTTGCCGTTGATGACCTTATGCTCCACCCACTCTGCGCCGGTGCTACCCTTGAAGTTGGAGAGGGTCAGCGTCCGCAGGTGCCCCACGGAGAAAATTACATCTCCGAAAATGCCAACATACATTTCCGCACCTCCTTACGTCGGTGGGCTGGTCTGATTGCCCAGGTTGCCCGTGTGCGTGTGGTTCACCAAAGACTTGCCAGACACTACCACGTCGCCACCGCCGCCGGTGATGTTCACCATTCCGGCACTGGCCGTGATCGTGCTGGCGGACAGTTCCAGCGTTCCGGCAGCCTTGATGGTGATTCCCGCCGGGGAGTTTACCGTCACGGCTCCGCTTTCGCTGATCGTAACGGTTGCGCCGCCCACCTTGATTTCCAGGCTCTTTGCTTCGAGAATGTGCTTCCCGTCCACATGGTCCGTCAGTTCTTTTGCGTTTGCATCAAACTTTCGGTATGCTTGTCCATCCTTGTTGGAGAACTCCTTTCGATAGATGCCCTTCTTGCCCTCCGCCGGTTTGATTTTCTCGTTCCAGATCGTGCCCATCACCACCGCATCTTCCGGGCTATCCCCGGGGTGCAGCACAAGCACCATATCTTCCACTTCCGGCGTTCGATACTCCCGGTTGGAGAGAAACGGCACCATCTCGGTCACGGTATCGTCACGATCCGGGTAGTGAACCTCGCAAAGGCCGTTCTCGTAGTCGATGGAACTCACATAGCCCACTCTAACTTCGCTCATGCAAATTCCTCCTGTTCCACCTTGCTGGCCTTGACCTGGGTTTTATATCCGCCGGATGGCGAATAGCTATGTTCCATCTCGTCAATGAAGTATTTCCCGGCCATTTTCCCGAAGCCCACCACGTTGATGCACTGCGCCGATGCTCCCACCGGGTAGCCCGGAATCGTGAAGCTGATGGTCGTTGCGCCGTGGTTGGCGTTTTTGAGCTTGGCGATCAGCCGGGCTTTTGCGTCTGCCTCACTGCTCACCTTGCCGGAAAGTTTCAGTTGCCGTTCCTCGGTGCCCACCTTGACGTTGATATTGATTTTCTTGGTCTTGTTGGTATAGGTGTACACGCCGCCGGTGTAGGTGCCCGTCAACTTGGTACTCCACTTGAAGCTGCCCCGCTCCACGCACAGCGCGGTCGGATTCCCGGGCGGAGCCGCCTCGTATACCGTCCAGACCGCATCCTTCGCTTTGTACTTCTCCCGGTCATAGACCCACAGCTTTGCAGCGTAGACCTTGATAACCAGGGCGTAGGTGTCGCAGAGGTCCTGCAGGAATGAACTGTCGGTGGCATCCTGTTCCTTGGCGTCAATGTCGTGGTCGTCGCCGTCGAACTCAAAATCCAGCCCGTACCGCCCGGCAATGGTTTCTGCAATTTTCTTCACGCTGGTCTTTTTCCAGGTGAAGGTGCGGTTCCGTTCACTGAAGCCGGTATCGTTCGGCTTTGCCACGCCGCCCATTGTCAGGGTGTCCGGGGTGCTGGAAAAGCTCATGTCGTCCAGCACAAATGCGCCGCATTCGGCACTGTAATCCCGGTAGCCGCTGCTCACCCCTCCAATGTTCCAGTCCTTGACTACGATGGTCGGGTAGAGTTTCACGCCCTTTTCCGGCATCCAATCATTCTTCCACTTGTCTGCTTTGGCATTCACCGTAATACTCACGCTGTCGCTCTGCGATGCTGCGGCATCCGTATACCGAAAACTTTCAATGTCAGGTGCGATCTCTGCCGAAATGTCTTTGTTTTCATATTTCAGCAGGATCGTTGCCTGACGGCCTTTGGGTCTCGCTATTGCCAACACCATGCTCATGCCCCCGCTTTCCACGGCGGCAGAGTGCCGCTCTTTTCAGCCGGGAGAGCCGGTGTTGACAGCACCAGCCCGGAATCGAACCGGGTAAATTCGATATGCTCAGGATTGGCCTGCATCAGCCAGTCAGCTTTCAACTCGCTGCCGTACACGGTGTAGGCGATCTGATCCCAGGTGTCGCCGGACTTCGTTGTGTACTCAAGTGCCATAATCCATACGCTTCCTTTCCCGCTCGTACTTCTCCACATACTCACAGAACCGCTCGTACCCGTCATCCATGAGAGAACGCAGGTCTTCCGGGTCCATGCTTCCGTAGATGATGAAGTTCGGAGCGTAAACGTAGGTGTTTCCGCTGGAACTTGTATAGCTTCGCTGATAGCCTCCCGTTCCGCCGGGCTGCCCGGAGCCGGAGTTTGTGCCATTGTCGCCCGTGATGGACGGCACTTCCACCTCCTGCTGGTGATCCCGCAGGTTTTCCAGCATGGTAAGGTTCTGCCGCGTCAAGGCCGCATCGCCCGCCGTTGGGAAGAAGGTGAGGTTGCTCAAATCGTAACCGTCCAAATCAGACAGCCGCTCAAGCTGCGCCTGCGCCACATCTGCCCTTCGAGCAAAGCTCAATGCCTGCTGCACTCTGGAATTATCCAGCACCTTCTGCGCCGTTGCGTTGCCCGATGCTGCCGCACCTTCCAGCGCATCTGCCGCATAGTTGGCAATTTCCGTCGTGCGCCGGAACGCCACACCGAAGTCAGAGCCTTGGATCATAGCCGATGCAATGGGAACGCCCAGCATCTTGCCAGCCTGCATCCATGTGTCGATGTTCTGCTCACGCTGAGAGCGGCGGAAACTGATGATTGCTTCGGTGCCTGCTTCGCCAGCCAGAGACGGCCCATTGGTAAAGCCGCCGTCCGCAAACTTCGGCAGGGCCACTTCGGTCAGGTTGAAGCCGAACCGCTTGCCGCCCAGAGCGGGCACCCAATCGGGAACCGTGAAGTTGATCTTGTTCAGTGTGCGGATGATTGCGTTCACCACGTTCACCACAACGCCGACAATGCCCTTCACCAGCCCGATGATGCCCAGTACCACAGGCTCCGCCACCGGCAGCAGCTTACCGATCACGTCAATTACCGTCTTGATGGCATTCACAAGAACTGTGCCCACCAGACTGACGACGGTAGAAAGCAGCGGCATGACCGCCGGGATGCCCTGGTTCACAGCAAAGCCGAACACCTCAACCAGCAGCGGTTTGATGTGGTTCACGCCGAGGTCTACGATCTGGCTGAATACCCCCGCAAAGGACTGGATCAGCGGCATGACCGTCTGGATGGCAGGCATTGCCGCCGAGAACACGTCGCCCAGATTCAGGCCGCCGATGTTGAAGCCAGACAATTTCTGCTGAATGCTCTGTAGCCCTTCCGGGGTAGTGAGCTGGCCGAAAACCTGCTTGATCGTGTCTCCAATGCCAGAGATTTTCCCGGTGAACGCATCAAAGACGGCAAGGCCACCCTCGCCAAATATCTGGCCGACGATGTTCCGCACATCTTCAAAATGGTCGCCCAGCAGGGAGACCACCGCAACCATCGTGCCCAGGCTCGTGATGGCGGGGCCGAATGTGCCAAGTAACGACATAAAGCCGCCGCCCAGTTTTCCGGCCACAGCACCAATGCCGCCCGTCAGGTTTAGACCGCCTTTGCCAAAGACAGCCTTTGCGCCAGCACCAAGGACGTTTCCAATGGTCGCCGTCGCTGTGCCCGCCGGGTTTGCTGCTGCGATCATGGCATTCATCGCATTGGTTGGAATGTTCGCCACATTGTTGATGTAGCCAGCCGCTCCGAAGATTTTCCCAGCAACGGCCTGCATCGGCTTTTTCTTCCCGCTCGTCAACGCATCCGAGTTCAAAGCACCGATCACGCCGCCTGCCAAAGAACTCAGCCGCCCTGCGATACCGCCTTGCCCGGAACTGTTCGCCATCCATGCGCCCATCTTTGCCGATTTCAGGATATTGCTACGATTGCTCCATAGCCCGCTGCCGCCGGAAACTGTGTTCTGGAAAAGGCTGGTCGGACTGAGCAACCCCATCAGGTTGCCGACGGTAATCCCGCCGAACTTTCCGCCCGGGGCACCACTGGCCTTGCCGCCCAGCGTCAGGTTCTTCACCACGCTCAGCGCAGTGCTTCCCGCGCTGTATGCAGTAGGAGCCATGCTCATAGCGGCCAGCGTTGCCAGAATTGCACCGATTGCGCCTGCGGCTTCCGGGCCGTGGTCGGTCAGGTAGTCAATACCCTGCTGAATCCATGGCAATGCTCCCTGTACCGCCCCGCCGATGCCTTCAACTGCCGTGCGCAGCAGGGGCAGGATGGAGTTTGCCAGATTGGACAGGTCGGGCAAACTCTCGTCGATTCCCTTGTAGATGTCCAGCTGTAGGCGGGTCAGTTCCTTTTGCGCTGGTAAGAGCTGCTCTCCAAGGTCTTGCATCAGCACAGTCTTGGCGTTATCCCGCATGGTGCGCAGGCTTTCTTCCGTTCCCGTGTTGATGGCAAACTCCCGCTCCATGCTGTTCGCATAAGCCGCCTCATCGCTGACTTCCGATAGGGTCTTCATCAGCAGATCAAGGTTGTTCGTTACCTTTGCCGATCCTTCAACTGCCCATTGGTTGAACAACGTGTTCAGCGCAGCGATTTTCCGTTCATCCGGCAGCTGGTTGACAGCACCGAAAACCTTCATCAAAGTTCCCGTGCCATCCTTCTGCATTGACTTTGCAACGCCCTCTGCCGTAAATCCCAGTTCTTCCCACATCTCCTTTTGAGCTTTCGTTGCACTGCTGCCCTTGGAAATGTTGGTATAGATTCTGGAAATCGTAGTGCCGGTACGTTCCGTATCAACGCCAGTAGCCTGCATCGCCGTTGCAATGGCCGCAGTGGTCGAGGGGTCAACACCGGCAAGCTGACCGATGGAAGCTGATTTGTTCACACTGGATGCAATTTCCGCCGCCGTGGTTGCGTTATTGGCACCCAAATAGTTAATCTGATTCATCAGCCGCATAACGTCGTCGTGGGAGTAATTGACCTTGTTTCCGTCAACATCTCTCTTTGTGAAAGACGCTTCCCACTTCGCCATGTAGTCACCGGCGGTCTGGTCGTCCAAATCCATTGCCGTGGCTGCCACAGCGGTATCACGGAGGATACCAGTCTGGGTTTGCTCAGTCACGTCCTTGCCGGACTGACCCAGTGCAGCACTCATGGTCGTAAGCTGCTCTGTGGTGCGGGGGATGTCCATACTAAGCCGCTGGATGTAGTTCTCCATATCGGAGTAGTTCTGCTTGAACGTCTTCCCGTTATCGGCTATCGCATCGGACACCTTACCGCTGGCATCTGCCAGGCCGTTCACATAGCGCACGACCGGGGCCATCTGCGCTTCCAGCTTTGATGCTTCGTTCGTCACCTGCTTCATGCCTACCAGCACACTGCCTGTCAGCGTAGCGGCCAGCCCAAGCCCAGCCTTGCCGATAAGCCCCACCGTGTTGGCTACCGTACTCGCAAGAGAATTGGTTGTCCGCAGCCCGCCCGTCAGGGAGTTTGTCAGCCCCTTCACCTGGCTTATGCTTTTCGCCAGAGATGGATCGACCTTGCCCATAATGCGGATGCTGAGGTCTAACGCGCCATTTCCTGCCATACCTCGGACACCTCCTCACACAGCTGGATCAATTCTTTCCGCGGCATTGAAAGATAGTCGGTCATGTTAGAGTGTGTGGCAATAGACAGCTGAATTGCCGCCCGGCGCAGAGCCTTGGCTCCACCCTTTACTCGAAAAAATCAGCATCCACGGCATCACGCAGTTTTGCCGCCTCGCACAGGGGCAGACCCGTGAAAAAGTCCACCGGGTAGCCGGTGCCCATGCTGGCGATGATGCACACATAGGCATAGTTGTGCCCGGTGTTCACCGGGGTAAAGCCATAACCCACCAGGCGATTCTCCGCCATGGATTCACTCATAGTGTTCAGTTCGCCTACGCCGGACAGATCGACGCTCTCAAAGGTTTTTCCTTTGATGTCGGCTTTTTCCTCACCGTTGTAGGTGTAGGGCGCGTCGAACTTGACGATATGCTTGGCGGGGTCGCTCTTGGTCTTGGCGTTCAGACTCAGCAGGATCGCCGTCTGCACCTGCTTGATCTTGGCGCGTGGCATGAGCTTGAAGAACTCAACGGGCTTGCCACTGGCCTTGGTCGCCATCTCCTGTGCAAAGGACGTGGTCGCTTCCAGTGCAGCCAGAGAAGCAAGCTCGTTGGCGAGGTTCTTCTGGATGTCGATCATATCCTGGATCGTCAGCTTATCCATGCCGGAGAGGTCAACCTCGGTGTACTCGGTGCCCTCGAAGCTGTACGGTTTTGCGAACTTAACGATATTGCCCATCTTGATGTTCCTTTCTCTAAAAAGAATCAGCCGCCCCACGGTGGAGCGGCTGAATTTCCAACTTATCAGATCAGAGCGTTTACTTCGGCGAGGATGTCCTCACCATCAACATAGTAGCGGCCAGCGTACTTGTCGATGTCGATGACGGTCACGCCGTCGATCTCGACGAGATAGCGGGTCACTTCCAACGTGGTGGAACTGTCCATGGTGGATGCCCGCTTCAGCTTGCCGGGGTCAAGCTCTTTCGGCTTGCCGCCCAGCACAATGCGCAGGCCCTTGTAAGTATAACCACCATCTTTGTCCTCGTTCTGCATAGCAGCGCGAAGGGTAATCTGCACAGAGCGGCCAGGATGCAGCATTTTGGTGGCATAGCTGTACAGCGTGTTCCAAGTCAGAGTAGCTTCCATGCTCTCAAACTGACCCGGCACAGGACTGTCAACGTCGCCGCCGATACCCATGCCGTTGACGGTGGTGGTCTTGTTTTTAATCTTGGGCAGCGTGACTTCATCTGCCAAGCCGATCATCTTGTCGTCCCCGGTGTAGGCATTGTAGTTATTAACGACCTGGGGGACGAGGTTGCTCGAAATATTCAGGCTCATCGTTCATATCCTCCTATCACAGATTCAGGGCAGTAACCAGCGAGGATGCCTCATACTCCATCGTGACATTCACCTGTTTCAGAGGCGGGAACGGAGTGCAGTAGAGGTAGAAGTGGTAGTGACCCGCCACCAGTTCCGCAGCGGTGTTTTTCTCGGTGTCAGCTACCATGCGATAGCTTGCGCAGGCTTCCTCGGAAACGTACTTGCTGCCCTTCATGTTCTCGCTGTCAATGATGGACTGCAGCCGCTTGGGGTTCATGGGCTTGTCCAACTTGCTCATGTTGTCCAGAACAAAGCTGGTCCATGCGTAGTTGAAGAAGCGGCGGATACACAGGAACATATCCTTCGGGTCGGTGTTTTTCGGATAGGCTGCAGTTTCATTGCCCCAAATTACAAAGTCGGTGCCGGAGCGGATGAAGGTTGCAATGCCCAAGTCGTTCAGGAAGGTGCCCTGTTCCTGATCCATCAGCACTTCCGTGCCGTCTTCCAGACAGGCGGCAGAGATGGGAATTGTGACATTGGAAGGGCTTGCAACGGGGCGGTCGCCGTTCTGACTGTCGTTGTACACGGTCGCCGCTGCCGCCATGGAACTGCCGCTGTACACGGTTTCGCCAACCTTGACGTACAGCCACAGGGCGTATGCCTCGCGGGAGGTCGCCGTCTGCTTCGTCTTCTGCTCCGCAACATCGGTGTACTTCTGTGCGCCGTCAGCACTGCAGTCCAGGTCGATGAAGCATACGGCATTGAATAGGCCATTGATCTTGCGGCACTTGGCCTGCAGCGCAGCGCAGACCTGTGCGTTTTTGGAGAAACGCGGGGCCAGCAGGATGCCGGGTGCCTTGCTCAGTTTGGGGTAGACCTGGCGAACCACCTCAAGTCCAGTTTCCGCACCAGTAGCAGCATTCACGCCACCAACAATATCATCAGCGGTAACTTTGGACGCATCCAAGATGGAGCCGGAAACGGTCAGCGTGGTTGCTCCATCGCCTGCACCGCCGATGATAAGCGCAAGGCTCACAGTGCCGTCATCGTTGAAGCTGGCGATGTAGTCCACATCCGCCGTCAGCGTGGTGGTGTCTTTCTTCACCACCAGCTTTTCCAGCAGAATGCCCACTTTGTCGATCTCAGCAACGCCATCATTGACCTGCACAGAGGTTTCGTCCAGGGCGGTGATGTGCTTCTTATTTTTCGGATCAAGAACATTGATTACGACGATAGGTGCAGTGCCAACCACCTGGAAGTTGGCGGAGATTGCCTCGCAAAGGGTGTACTTTGCAAAATCGCTGGACCAGCCCACCGCTGCCACAGCCTCCTTGTAGGTGCTGACGTACAGCGGGGTGTTTACTGCCGCCGCCGGGTTTGCCAGCTGGTTGACAGGGGCAGTGCCAACGATGATCTGTAAGCCAGAGCTGACCTGTACCGGCGCGGAAACGCTGGTGGTCGCTTCGGTCAGATTAAAGCCATGAGAAACAGCCATAGTTCACATCCTCCTTACTCTGCTGCCGCAGTGTTCGTGACAGCATCTTTCAGCAGAGCATCCGCCCGCTGATAGAGGGTGTTCTCCCTGGTGCCGTCCTGCTCGACCTTCACCCGCATCTCTGCGAACTTCTCACGGGGAACCGTCAAGGCTTTCAGCACAGGGATTGCCTCCATCTTCTCCGCCAGCTTCGCGGGCACACCGCCCACAAAAACGGTGTACTGCGGAGCCAGACCTTTGATGGTCGGGCCACAGTACACCACAGCTTCCTCCTGCACCGCCGCGGCTTTCTTTGCCGCCGCAGTGGTTTTCTTTTCGTCACTCATATCAGAGCCTCCACTTCTTCATTTTTCAAACCATTCGGGGTTTTGCAAATGAGGTTCACGATTCCCCAATAGTAGTAATCCGCGTCATCGTCCGAAAGCTCCCATTTCCTGGGGTACGACACTTCAAAAGCACCGCCGAAAATCGGCTTCCGCTTGAAGTGCTGCATAATAGTTTCTTTCACGTTCACGGTGTCTACATACCCTTGTCGGTCAATTCCGCGGTCATAGCAGCAGATCACAAGCTGCAACAGGACAAGTTGCGGGTCATGCTCGTTGTCCTGTTCGCCGCTGCTCTCGATTACGATGATGCAGGGGTAAGGGGAATCGTTTGTATCCGCCTCATCATCGTCGGTCGTCTGGATCGGCAGGAACTGCTTGAAGATTTGCAGGGGTTTGGGGCTTTCCTGCCCGCCAAACGTCATTCCCCGGAAAAGTTCAGTCAATTCGTCGATCATGGCCTGCTGGCACATCTCGCTGGTATATCCAGCGATTTTCTCCGCCATATCAGATCACGCCCTTTCGCTTCGCATTGGCAATCAACTGCCGAACGCGCCGTTCGGTGTTGTCCTGCAACATCTGCTCCACTGTCTGTTCCTGCATCTCCCACACAGTATGGTGCATGGCAGAGCCAGAAGGGCTGGGCATCGTCACAAGTTTCTCATTGGGCTTCCAGCGTTTCTTGCCGCTGGCGGTATAGTCTTTGTCAGCCGGTACGCCAAGCTGCCGCTGAACCATACCGATATGCCCAGACTGGAATTTCACAAGGAAGCCCTTGCTTTTGCTGCTCGTGCCGCCAAGGTCAATCATCGGGCTGCCTTTCAGGACGTGTGCCTGGAAAAATGGCGGCGCATTGCGGACAGATGGACCCATATAGGGTTTTGTGGGGCTGGTTCGGAAATAGCCCAGGTCTGCCCGGAATGCGCCGGGGTCGTTTTTCATAATGGCAAGGATTGCCGCCGGGCGGCGGTTTGTGGCTTTCTGCCTTTGGCGCAGGTCTTCGATCATGCGCTTTCCGGCAGCATTGAGATCATACCGTTTCTTCACTTCCTGCAGCATCACCTTTCGGGTCTGCCGCGCCGTGGTGTTGATCGCCACTTTCAGTGCCGCCGGGGTTTTGTCCGCCAGCACTCCGAGGGCACGGGCAACCTGTTCATCGTCGATAGACAGCGTGGTGCTGGAAGCATCGTAGCTGGTTTTGAAGTAGGCCACTTATCTCACCCTCTCACGCGCTCAAGCTCCATGCGGTATACGCCGGCTTTCAGAGAGCAGGATTTGATCTTGTAATCCCGCTTCTTATCCAGCGTTATGAGCTTATCGTTCTTCGGCATAGGACCGTAGTCCTCCTTCTTGACATACAAGAGCAGGTCAGCCTTGTACATTCCCTGGTCGAAGCTCTGCTTTGCGCCGCCTTCCCAGTGTGCTGCACGTTCGGTCACGCCGGGGTGCTGGGTAATGCAGGCCATTTCTTTCCCGTCGATGTAGCGTTTCTCGGCGAACTCGTCCAGGTTAAAGAAAACGGTCTGCACATCCTGCGCCACAAAGTCCTTGAACGTGGGCAGCTGCAATGGGGTGTCGGGTGTGCCGTACTTGTCATCCACGTCCAGCATGGTCTTAGCAGACCTCCGCAACGAGCCAGCTGTCCACCTTGTCAGGAATCGTCAGCGGGCGGGTCTGCAGTTCGAGAATCATACGGTCAGGACCGTGCTTCACATAGGTACGCAGCAGGCGCGGGGTCTGTGCGGTGATGGTGCGCTTGGTGTCGTCGATGTACGAGGTCAGCGCATAAGCCCGCATAAAGCCCGGATTAGACGGCAGCAGAGCGACCTTGTTGTCGTCCACCAGCCGCTTGGTGACGGGGTTGGCCGGATCAGTCCAGTTGTCCAGATAGACTTCGCCGTAGCTGTAGATGTCCAGGTTGGGCTTGTTCAGGTGACCGATGTAACGCACACCATTGGGCAGGTCCTTGGGGTCAATCTTACCCAGTTCGATGCGACGGTTGTCCAGCATCTTCTGCACCTCGGCATCTGCCAGGAAGTTCCGCAGGGCAGTCTTGCCCATGACGGCGTGATCCACATTGGCAAAGCCGTTCGTCAGCACCTGATCCACCCAGTCTTCCAGATCGTCCAGCGGCTTTGCGGCAGACTTGCCCCACTGCTTGGTCCCTTCCAGCTTTACCTTGTTGGTGAAGCCGAAGTCGATGACCTTACTCACGCCGTTGCCGATAATGGGAATCTGGCCGTCCATGATGGTCTTGACGGCCATCCACTCCTCGCGGCGGGTAGCAGCATCGTCCAGACGCTTATAGTCCTCGATCAGCTGCTGTGCGGCGCGTTCCTCCGGGGTCTTGCCGGAGTACAGGTCTTCGCCGGGTGCGCGCTCCAGAGCATCATTGGCGGTGGTGATCGTCAGCGGGTTGATGAGGGGCGGGGTAAAGCTCTCGGTCTTGTAGCCCTGATCGCGGAGTACCTGACCGCCCACCAGCGGATGCACGAAAGATGCCATCTGGCGGTCACCCTTCACGATGTCGATGTCCACACCCTTGGTCGGGAAGGTCTTGATGTTGCTGAAATAGGTATCAAGGAAGAAGGTATGCACCGGGGGAGTGGTGCGCACGACCTCTGCCAGATACCGGGGATCGTAAATGCTTACTTCGTTAGCCATAGCTTTTTATCCTCCTATCACTTCAGGAAAATGCCCAGGTTGCGCAGGGCAACTTCGATGTCCGCTGCTTTCACGCCCTCGGGCAGCACCAGCGCATCGGCGAAGAACTCACCCGTCAGATAAACAGGAACTTCCTCACCCGCTTCGGCACTGTCTGCGGTAATGCCGTACAGCCCGGTAACGGACAGAGGATTGCTGCCGTCCACCTTTGCGATGGGCTTCACCTCGTCACTGTCCAGCAGAACCGGGGCGTGTGCTGCAACTGCTGCGCTTGCCTTTTTGGTGGCCTTGGCAATGCCAATGGTCGCGCCGGCAAGGAAATACTCCGGCGCAGTGCTGAACGTCTTCTTTTCCAGATCCATGCTCATAGCCTTGTCCTCCTTACTTCACGCCGTTCACCTTGTGGATGGCATCCAGCAGGGCGTTGCCCTTTGCGTTCTCCGGCTCAACATCTGCGGGCGGCGGGTTGCCGATGGCGTTTGCGCCAGAGTTCTGTGCTGCGGCCTGCGCCTGTGCCAGGTAGGTCTTGCTCTGCGTCTGCTGCTTGGCCTTCATGTTGGCGATGACGGTCTTGGCATAGGATGCAGAATCCACCGGCTTGGTGAACTTGGCTTCCTCCGCCTGATCCTCGGTGCCCGGGATCGTGATGGCCTCGATTTCTTGAATGCGGGTGCGCTCTGCAACGGCGGCGTCATTCTCGATCTGCGCCACCATATCAGGGTACGCCTTGCGGAGATCATCCTTGGTCTTGATTTCCATGTCTTTTACCTCCCCATGGTCGTTGTGTTCCGGCGGTTCCGCCGGGTGGTTATTTTCAGGCCGGACGGCGGGCGGTTTAGCCTTTGCCCGGTTTCTGACAAATTCGGGTGCCTCGTTGAAAGGCAGGTGGGTGCCGACGCTGTTGACGAACAGGATGCCGTTGCGGTTCTCCACCACAGCGTCTTCCTCAGCGTCGTCCACCTCGTCCACAAAGCCGTTTTCCTTGGCTTCGTCTGCCGTCCACCAGTTTGTTTCATCCATCCACTTTGCGCACTCATCCGCATCATGGCCGGTCTTTTTGGCATACAGAGATACAATGCTCTCCCTGGTAGCATCCAG